CATCCCGCGGACAGGAAATGATTGACTTTGTAGAGACTTTGGTCGATCCAGCGACTGGTGAGCACTTCAAACTGCTTCCCTGGCAGAAACTTTTGGCTATGGAAATGCACCGCGTCAAAGCTGATGGGCGTTGGTACCACTCCGAAATAGGGGTGATTCTTAGCAGGCAAAATGGCAAAAGTACCTTCATGATGCTTCGTATTCTGGCAGGTATGTTCCTTTGGGGTGAGCGTTTACAGATCCACACAGCTCACAAACTAACTACATCATCTGAAATCTTTTGGAAGATCGATGAAATCATCCAAGCCAATGAACAACTTGTGACTCGCTTTGTAAAGAAGTACGAAACTAAGGGAAGCCAAGAGATTAAACTCAATGATGGCACTCGATACCTGGTAAGAGCCAACAACTCGGCATCTCGCGGAATTGCAGCCCCGGATGTAATTCATCTCGATGAAGTCCGTGAATACAAGGACGACGAAGTTTGGGCATCACTTAGATTTACTCAGATGAGTTCTAAAAATCCCATGGCAATTATGTACTCGAACGCGGGAGACCAACATAGTGTCATCTTGAATCGTATGCGTGAACGCGGCTTAGCAGCTGCTGCTGGTTCCGATGATCCGATTGGTTGGTTTGAGTGGAGTGCTGAGCCAGGGTGCGCAATCGATGACATGAAAGGTTGGCAAGCTGCTAACCCATCTTTAGGCTACACAATTCACATCGATAATCTTAAAGCAGCAATGTCTGACGATGAATCCATCATCCGTACAGAGATGCTGTGCCAATGGGTAAGCCAGATCAACCCAGCCATCAATCCGTCAAGTTGGACAGAGTGTGCGCATGAAGGTACGCTCGCTTTGGATCGGGAGCAACCAACTTGGATGGCTATTGATCTTAGCCCGGATCGAAAAGCAGCTGCATTAGTCGCTGCGCAGCGACTTAGTGGGGACAAGTTCTGCGTAGTGTTACTGGAGACCTATTCGAATCCAGTATCGATTGACGATAAAGACCTTGCGAACAGTATCGCTGTCTGGACGAAGCGTTACAGCGTGGAGACGGTCGCTTATAGTCGCCAAACGGCTGGTGCAGTTGCTTCTCGATTAATCCCGGCAGGTATTCCAACAACTGCGATCGATGGAGCCATTTACGGGCAGGCTTGCGATGAAATGTTGTCGGCTATTACCTCCCAGCGTTTGGTTCACACCAATCAAGCTGAGTTAAACAAGCAAGTCCTATCTGCCGTTAAATTGCCTTTCAAAGATGGAGGCTGGTATTTAGGGCGTAAAGCATCTGGTGCCACAATCTGCGCCACAGTTGGCATGGCAATGGTTTCCCACTTTGCAACACGACCAGACTCGGAAGTAGACATCGTGCTGGGTTGATTATGGTATAATTTTATGCTAATGGCACTCAGAGATTTCTTCGCAAAAGCTCCTGAACCGGTAGGACTCACGGTAGACGCAGCTGCAACTCCTGCACCTTTCAATAACTCAATTCAAAGTTTGTTTTATCCTTTAGCGACTGCTAATCGCCAACAAGCAATGGCAGTTCCAACTATCGCAAGAGCGCGCAACATCATTTGCTCGACTGTTGCATCTTTGCCATTAGAGCAACGCATTAAATCTTCCGGGGTACGAGTTGAACCCAACCGCGTAATTAACCAACCTGATTCACGCGTTCCCGGATCATCTATCTATTCATATATTGCTGAGGATTTACTATTTCACGGCGTGGCGTATGGACAAGTGCTATCAATGTATGCAGATGGACGCATCCAAGAGTGGACACGCGTTTCACCTGATCGAGTTACTTATACAACAAATTACGACAACACAGAAATCATCGGTTACTCAGTAAATGGAACTGCGGTTCCTTCATCTGGTATTCGTTCACTTGTTGTATTCAATGGTTTAGATGAAGGTTTCTTATCTCGTGCTGGTCGCACAATTAGAGCTGCGGTCGCATTAGAAAACGCATCAGAAGCATTTGCTAAAGAACCCGTACCAATGATGGTTTTAAAGTCAAACGGAACTAACCTTACTAGCGAGCGTATTGGCAAATTGCTTGAAGCCTGGCGCGTAGCCCGCAGCACTCGGAGCACAGCATTTCTGAACGCCGATGTCGAATTGCAGGCTATGGGAATTGATCCAAACAAACTACAACTTAACGAAGCGCGTCAATATGTCGCTTTAGAATTGTGTAGAGCTGCTGGATTACCTGCTTACTTTGCATCAGCTGAAACAACATCCATGACTTACTCGAACGCGATCTCAGAGCGTCGTTCACTTGTTGATTTCTCATTGCGTCCAATTTTGACTGCTATTGAACAGCGTTTATCTATGCCGGATTTTGTCGGGCAAGGTAACGAAGTGCGTTATGCGTTAGACGACTTCCTGCGCGGTAATCCTTTAGAGCGTGCGCAGGTTTACGAGATCCTAAACAGAATTGGCGCGATGAGCGTTGATGAAATCAGAAAACAGGAGGACTTGTTATCATGAAAATAACAATGCCAGTAACACTTACAGCAAGCGATGCAGAATCACGCATTATTGCAGGTCGCATCGTTCAATGGGATTCAGTTGGTAACACATCAGCAGGTCAAACTGTTTTCTTGCCTAACTCAATCACTTTTAACAAAAATACTAAACTAGTTTTAGAACATGAAATGACAAAGCCAATCGGCAAATTGATGGAGTGGTCACAAGATGAAACAGGTATTACTGCATCATTTAAGATCGCAAAAACAACTGCTGGAAATGACGCACTAGAAGAGGCAGCAACTGGTTTGCGTTCTGATTTTAGCGTTGGCGTTAAAGTAGATGCTTGGGATAACAAGGATGGCGTTATGGCTATTAGCGCATCAAAACTAATCGAAGTTTCACTCGTAACTGAAGGAGCAATCCCAGGAGCGGAAGTGGAAAAGGTTGCAGCAGCCGAAACACAAGGCACAGCTGCAAGCGAATCAACCCCGGAACCTCAAATTGAGGAACCTAAGACCGAAGGAGATGACCTAGTGTCAGAAACCGTTTCAGAGGCAGTATCAACCGAAGCGGTTGAAGCTGCAAAGTCAGAAGTAACAGCTGCGACAACTCGTCCAGTCTTTTACACAAATCCACGCGTAAATCTAGATGTAACAGCAGGTCAGTTTGCAATGGCACAAATCCAAGCATCACGCGGTGACGCAGATGCACGCGATCTAGTTGCTGCTCTACAAGTTGCAACAGTTGCTGAGAACACAGGTATGGTTCCACCTAACTACCTAAAGGATGTTATCGGCGTAATTGATAACTCCCGTCCATTTATCGATTCAATCGAGCGCGCAGCACTTCCAGCATCAGGCATGAAGGTATTCACACCTAAGTTGGGAACAAAGGCTACTGTTGCAGTAACAGCAGAAGGCGCAGAATTCTCATCATCAGACACAACAGTAACTTTTCAAGAAGATACAGTTGTTAAGTTTGCAGGCGCTGGCATCATCGATGTCGAACTCCTAGATCGATCAGATCCCGGATTTTTAGACTTGTATTTGCGCGAGTTGGCTGAATCCTACGCAATCAAGACAGATGCATACGCAGCTCAGATTGCAGCACAGAACGCAACACAGTCATCAGCAGCAACAATCTACGGCTCAATCGCCAAGGGTATTGCTGATTCATTTGGCGTAATGCGCTCAACACCAAACCGTCTACTTGTTGCAAACACAGGTGGCGAAGATGGTATCGATTTTGCTGGCTTGCTTGGTGCAGTTGATGGCTCAGGTCGTCCACTATACGCAGCAGCAGCTCCATCAAACGCTAATGGCTTGATCTCACAAGGATCGACAGCGGGCTCAGTAGCAGGTCTAGGACTTGTTGTTGATGCTAACTACACAGGCGACGATGCAAACGCAAAGCACGCTTTGGTTTACCCATCAAACGCAATGCGCTTCCACGAAAGCAACAAGATCGAATTACGCGCTAATGTCGTAGCAAACGGTCAGGTAGAAATCGGTCTATACGCATATGTTTGCGTAGTAAACCGTTACCCAGCTGCGTTCCGTAAGCTAAATGTAGCCTAATCACTTAATCATGGGGGGGCGGTTGCTCCCGATCGCTCCCCCAGCAGTTTAGAGAGGATGAAATGCCAAGTATTATCACAGCAACAGAGTTGAGAAGTGTACTTGGCGTTTCATCAGCTTTATACAGCGACAGTTATTTAAATGAAATAATTGATACTAGCGAGGCTGTAATTTTGCCTTTGCTTACAACATTTGCTGCACCAGTAGCTAAGGTTTCGCTGACAGACAATGTCGCAACCTTTACGACAGTAGGAATTCATGAGTTTACCGAAGGACAATCAGTCGTTATCGCAGGATGCGGATCTCCATTTAACGGCACTAGAACAGTTAATGCTGATCCAGATGCGTACACATTTACAGCAAACATCACTAATGCCGATGTTATCGAGCGAAATGTTATTCCTAGCGGATCCGCAACACTTACAGGCGCTACAACATATGTCGGCGTTGCTGCGGTCGAATCCGCAATCATCGTAGTTTCAGTTGAAGTATTCCAATCTCGTACTGCTCCAGGCGGACAGATTGAAGGCGTGGACTTTACTCCAAGCCCTTACCGTATGGGTCGCAGCTTGTTTAATCGCGTAGTCGGTTTGCTTGGACCTTACATCGATGTTGAAACTATGGCTCAGTAATGCCGAGCACTATTCTTTCAGCTGTTCGTACTCCTCTTGCTACAGCCCTTGCTGGAGTATCGGCTAACATCTTTAGTTATGTTCCAGAGCAAGTCCCAGTCCCTGCCGTAGTCGTAGTTCCGGATTCTCCATACATGGAGTTTGAGACTATTGGCAAAAGCACCTTTCGATGCAAATTAAATTACACGATTACTTGCTGCGTTGCTTACAATAGCAACCCAGCATCGCTTGATAACATCGAGCAGCTAATAACAAGTGTTGTGGCGGTTATACCAAATGGATACGAAGTCCAGGTGGTTGATCGACCAACAGTCACACAAGTAGGCGCTAGTAACTTGCTAGTCGCGGACATACGCGTATCCACCTGGTATACGCAGACAGCATAAGGAGAACCAATAATGCCAACAACAGTCATTACGGGTCGCGACCTCGTTCTAACCATCGCAACAGTAAATTACGATGCTCAGACAACTAGCGTGACACTCGTAAACTCACCAACCATTGATGTTTTTCAGACACTCGATGGAAAAGCTTACAAACACACAGATGACCAATGGACTCTCAATGTAGAGCTACTTGCCGACTGGGGTGTTGCATCATCACTATTCGAAGCAATGTGGACGGCTGCTGATACAGCACCAAACACAACTCTCGCAGTATCTCTAACAGCTGCAACAGGCGCAGTATTTGCTTGCAATGTTCTACCAGTATTTCCAACAATCGGTGGAGCTGCTCCAGGAGCACAGACAGATACTTGGGCACTTACAGTCGTTGGAACACCAGCAGACACATTTAGTTAAAATCTAACAAACGGGAGCAAAGATGAAACTACCAATCACAATTACATACAACTCAGGCGACGAAGCAACTTACACAGCTCAGCCTCCTGAGTGGGCAAAGTGGGAGAAGGCAACAGGCAACACGATTTCTCAGGCAAACGACAAGATCGGAATCTGGGACTTAATGTTTTTGGCTTACAACGCTTACAAGCGTGAGAGCGCAGGCAAGCCTGTTAAGTCTTACGAAATCTGGTCTGAGACAGTTGCAGATGTAACAGTCGGAGACGATAGCCCAAAAGCCACCAACCAGGAAGCATAAGGCGGATCCTCGTTAATCTAGCAATAGAGACGGGGATACCGATGCAATACTGGGAGGACGCGGACGACATTTTAACGGCGATAGAAATACTGAAGGAGCGATCGGATGGCAGATGAAGTCAAGATCGCTTATGACAAATCAGATCTACGCGGTATTACCAGAGCTTTCAAAGGTATGTCAGATGAAGCCGTTGAAGCTGCCAAAAAGGAAAGTTCTAATCTTGCTGAGTATGCTGCTGGACAGATTAAGATCGCAGCAGCGTCTCGCACGGTTTCAGGTACTGCTGCTCGCCGTATTGCTGATGGAGTTAAGGTAAGCAAGACTTCCAAGATCGGTGAGTTTAGTTATGGCTTTGCTCGTCAGAAATTTAGCGGTGGTGGTTCAACTTTAGATTTACTTTACGGTATGGAGTTTGGTTCTAATCGCTTTAAGCAATTCCCAAACCGAACACCGAACAAAGGCAGAGGCAACTCAGGCTATTTCATCTATCCGACTTTGCGTCAGATTCAGCCTCAGTTGGTACAAAGGTGGGAAGAAGCATTTAGCAAGATACTTAAGGAGTGGGATTAATGGCAGGTAACAGAACCCTTAAACTCTCGATTCTTGCTGATGTAGATGATCTCAATAAAAAGTTAAAAGCAGCCAATAACGATGTAGAAACATCTGCTGGCAAGTTAGAGAAGTTTGGCAAAGTAGCCGGGGCTGCCTTTGCAGCTGCTGCCGCTGCTGCTGCAACCTATGCAATTAAGATTGGCGTTGATGGCGTTAAGGCTGCACTAGCCGATGAACAAAGCCAGGTTAAATTAGCCTCAGCATTAGAAAACGCAACAAACGCAACCAAAGCCCAGATTGCAGCGACTGAAGATTCCATCGACAAGATGGCTCGCGCTACTGGTGTTGCAGATGACAGTCTGCGTCCAGCCCTTGCGCGCTTGGCTTTATCAACTGGCAATGTATCAAAGGCTCAGGATCTACTATCTTTGGCTCTTGACATTTCGACACAGACAGGCAAGCCACTTGAAGGCGTAGCCAATGCTTTGGGCAAGGCTTACGACGGCAACACGGCAGCTCTTGGCAAGTTGGGTATCGGATTATCTGCTGCTGAATTAAAGGCAATGTCCTTTACTGATGTTCAATCTAAACTAACCGATCTCTTTGGTGGCGCAGCTGCTAAGAACGCTGAGACCTTCCAGGGTCGGATGGATCGCCTAAAGGTAGCCTTTGATGAAGGCGTTGAAACTATCGGCTACAACCTTTTGCCTATCATCCAGAAGTTCATTGATCTTATCGTCAATAAGGTTATTCCAGACTTCCAGAAGTTTATTAAAATCTTTGATCCACTTAGAGATGCCATCGAACGCAACAAAGATTCTTTCCAGGCACTTGGTGCATTTATAGTTGATTTTATTGTGCCAGTATTTACGGTTGCTTTAGCTGGAGCAATCTCCTTTGTTGCAAGAATTGCTGGTGGTGTCGTAGACATCGTTGGCGGTGTTATCAATGTAATTCGTAATCTGGTCTCAGGTGCCATCGATGGCATTAATGCCCTTATCAAGGCTTACAACGCAATCCCAATCTTGCCTAACATCCCAACCATCTCTAAGCCTTCATTTACGACTCCAACAGTTTCAGCACCGAAGGTAACCACTCCAACCTATACTGCTCCTAAGATTTCAGCGCCAAGCGGATCTACTGGTACAACATCTGGCGGATCTAGTTCAGTAAGTAAAGCTGCATCTTCTGCTGTAGTTGCCAGTAGCGCTGTTGGTTCATTTAACGCTGGCGCATTTAGAGCAGCAGAAGCTGCATCATCTGGAGATACTTATAACATCAATGTAAGCGGTGCCTTGGACAAAGAAGGCGTAGCCCGTCAGATTGTTGAAATCATTAACGATTCAAATGCTCGCGGTGGTGGCGGAGGATCTGGAGCGTTTCAGACAGTATGAGCCAATGGACTCCTGAGTGGGCTGTATCGATTAATGGGGCAGGTAATGTCACTAATCTGACACTTGCCAACCTCACTATTACATCAGGTCGTACTGACATTTATTCTCAGCCTTACGCTGGTTACTGCAATGTTGAGATTATCAATCTTGACCAGTCACCTATTGCCATCGACATCAATGACCAGGTATCAATCAAGGTCAAAGATTCATCTGGCACATTTGTAAACATCTTTGGTGGCTTCGTCTCTGACATCGATGTAACGGTCTCTGATGCGGGCACTAACGGCATTTCAGAGCGTATTAAGGTAATTGCCTTGGGTGCCTTATCAAAGCTGCCTAAGAGCCTCACAGAGGGTGTTTTAAGCAAAGACTTTGATGGCGACCAGATCTACTCAATTCTTTCGGATCTATTGCTGAACAACTGGAACGAAGTCCCAGCAGCTGAAACCTGGGCTGATTACACTCCAACCGTTACCTGGGCTAATGCTGAAAATGTTGGACTTGGTGACATTGACCAACCAGGTAATTACGAATTAACAGCAAGATCATCAGACTTGACTAATGTCTATTCCCTGGTCTCGGCTTTGGCAACTTCTGGCTTTGGTTACATTTATGAGGACGCAGTCGGACGCATCGGGTATGCCGACAGCACGCACCGAGCGGACTACCTAGGCACAAACGGCTACACCGAACTATCAGCCAATACAGCTCTTGCCAGAGGTATCCGTACTCAGAAGCGCTCAGGCGATGTCCGTAATGATGTCACTATCGTTTACAAGGCAAACGCAGAAGCCAATGCTTTTGATGTTCAGTCCCAAGGCATTTATGGACCACAGCAATACCAGATTACTACCTCACTTGAAAACGCATTAGATGCTGAGGAACAAGCAGACTTCTATCTGGGGTTAAGAGCCTTCCCACAGCCTCAATTTAAAGAGATTACCTTTCCACTTAGCAATGGCGAATTAGATGATACCGATCGCGATGCTTTGCTCAATGTGTTTATGGGCTTGCCTTTGGACATCGTGGATCTACCATCAAACATTACTAATGGTCAGTTCCAAGGCTTTGTTGAGGGTTGGACTTTCCAGGCTGGTTACAACCAACTGAACCTGACCCTGACCCTTAGCCCTACTGCTTATTCAATCATCACTACTCGCTGGGATCGTGTAAACGCAGCCGAGACTTGGAACACTTTAAGCCCAACCCTACAATGGATTAACGCTACAATAGTAGCCTGATAAAGGAGAAACATGGCAACCACTTCCGCGTTTGGCTGGGAAACCCCAGACGACACAGACCTCGTTAAGGATGGCGCAGCTGCTATTCGCACACTTGGCAACTCGATCGATACATCGATGTCAGAGTTGAAGGGTGGCACAACTGGTCAGATCCTATCCAAGACATCTGCAACAGACATGGACTTTACTTGGACAACACCAAATCCAGGTGACATTACCGCAGTAACTGCTGGAACAGGTATCACAGGCGGTGGAACATCAGGTGATGTAACAGTCTCATTTGACCAAGCAAACTTTGGTGGCGGTCAGTTTGCAGCTGGTAAGAATAAAATTCTGAATTCAAATTTTGCAAACTGGCAGCGTGGGACTTCCTTTACCATTACTACATCAGGTTTGACTTACACAGCCGATCGTTGGTATTCACATATTCTTGGCGCAACTGTTGGATGCACAGTATCTCAACAAACATTTACACCAGGTACAGCTCCCGTCGCAGGATATGAAGGACAGTTTTTTATCCGTCAAAATGTAACTACTTTAACAAGCCAGAGCCTTCAAGCACTAGGTCAAAGAATCGAAGATGTGCGCACCTTCGCAGGTCAAACTGTCACAGTTTCATTTTATGCTAAGGCAGATGCAAGCCGCAATTACACTAGCCGCTTTGTGCAAAACTTTGGCTCTGGTGGATCAAGCGAAGTAATCACCTCAACAGGTGCAACACACGCATTAACAACATCTTGGCAACGCTTTACAGTCAGTGTTGCAGTGCCAAGTGTTACAGGTAAGACAATCGGCACAAGCTCTTATCTTGCTATTTTAATTGATGGGCCATCAAACACAGCAAACACTTTAGATGTGTGGGGCGTACAGGTTGAAGCGGGAAGCGTGGCAACACCTTTCCAGACTGCAAGCGGTGGAAGTCCTCAAGCTGAATTGGCTATGTGCCAGCGGTATTACTATCGCTCTACTGCAAATACAAACTTCTCGCCCTTTGCTAATTCTTTTGCTGTTGAAAATGCAAATACCGCATATTTTACATTAAACTACCCTGTAACAATGCGAACCTCAGTAATTTCATTAGATTATGGAAACTTAGCAACAGTAAATAGTAATGCTTTTACTGCTGTATCTACGGCTGCTTATGTTGCTTCTAGTGACTCAACTAAAAATCTATTATTCTTTTATCAAACAGATGGTGGTAAGTTTACAACAAGCAACATTTACGCAGTACGAGCAAACAATAATTCATCAGCCTTTATAGGCGTAAGCGCGGAGTTGTAAAATGAAAAATGTAACTTTTATTGAAGTCGAAACAATGGGCGAAATTATTAAACACGCGATAATTGACCACGGCAACGGAGAATTTACCTCAATGCTGAAATCAACTTATGATGAGTTAAATGCCGATGAAGCCAAGACTAAGTAAGTCAGCGGTTCAGCTGCGGGAACAGATCGATGATTCCTTCCCAGATAGAGATAGAACTAGCGATGGTTGGATCGGTGATACCCGACACGCTGCGCGCAAGTCAGATCATAATCCTGATGAACAGGGTTGGGTTCGTGCCATTGACATCGACCGTGACCTCTCAGGTAAATCCGGAAAGCCGGATCTTATGCCAGACCTTGCTGATCAGATTCGTCTCTACGGTAAGCAACATCCAAAGCGAATCAGTTACATCATCTTCGCAGGCAAGATCGCATCCCATAAAAGAGGTTGGGCTTGGCGTACTTATGATGGCATTAATAAGCACAATGCTCATTGCCATGTTTCGTTTACTAAAGCAGCTGATGAAGCTTCTGAGTTTTTCCAAATCCCCATGCTAGGAGGCAAATAATGACTGAACTAATTATCGGTGCTTTGGCACTTGCATCAATCCCTGCTATTCGTGCAGCTTTAAAGGCTTATCGTGCAAAGAAATCAGTTGGACACATAGTCGCAGATGCAGTTGAAGCTGCTATCGATGAAGTTGATCGCAAGAAGAAGTGACCGCTAATGATTGGGCTGGGTTCGTCCTCGCCATTGTTTCGACGCTTGCTGTGTTTATTGGCGGTTTGCGTTACCTGGTTCGCGGTTGGCTTTGGACTCTTACGCCTAATGGTGGATCATCTCTCGCAGACCGATTGGCAAGAATAGAGACACGCCAGGAACAGATGATGGAACTTCTCAAGAAGTAAGGGACACTTATCCACATGGCAAGAAAAGCAACTAAGGCGCTAGAGGAGCAAGGTTACTCAAAGCTTGATGCTTACTGCATTGGGCTTTATGAGTATTTTTGCAGCTTAAAGCGAGCAGGTTTTGCTGAGGACATTGCGATGTTCATGATTACTGAACCTCAAGCCTATCCTGGCTGGATCTTGCCTGATCCAATCGACCCTGAAAAGTTTGGGGACTATGATGATGACGATGAGGACTAATGACAGTAAAACGAATTGCTTGGATTTCAGACATCCAGGCACCGTTCTTTCATGAAGCAGCAGTCAAGAATCTAGGCAAGTTTTTAAGGGCTTACAAGCCTCACCAAACAATCTGCATTGGTGACGAGATTGATCTACCTCAGCTTGGTGGATTCGCTCAACCATGGCAAGAGGTCGAAGGTAACATCGATGAGGATCGTAAACTTACTTTAGAAATTCTCGAATACCTTGGTGTTACTGATGTAGTTGGCTCCAATCATGGAGCGCGTGTTTACAAGTCACTATCTCGCAGACTACCCGCATTTATGAACCTGCCAGAGTTGCGCTATGACAAGTTTATGGGCTATGACAAGGCTGGTATTAAGTACCATCCAAACGGTTTTGACTTTGCTCCTGGCTGGCACACTTGCCACGGAGACGCTTTCCCACTATCAAACAAGCCCGGGCAAACTGCGCTGAATGGTGCAATGCGCATGGGCAAATCAATCGTGTCGGGACACACGCACAGACTGGGTTTATCAGCGCACTCAGAAGCCTCTGGAGGGCGATACGGGCGTATTGTGTGGGGAGTTGAGGTTGGCAATCTAGTAGACCTTTCAAGCCCTGGTATGGGTTACACGAAGGGTTATGCCAACTGGCAGATGGGTTTTGTGGTAGGCACACTACACGGCAAGCGCTTTACACCTGAGCTTATCCCAATCGATCCCAAGGATGGATCTTTCATTTATCAAGGCAAACGCTGGGGCTAAATCGTTACCGTTTCGTTATGTAAATGGGCGTGTAATTGTCGGATAAATGTGAGACCGTAATCCAGTAAGCAACAATGCTTACAAGAACGGGAGCAAAACAAATGGATCTACAAGTACCAGTAATCTTGTTATTACTAGCTGCTAATGTCCTATGGTTCATCATGGGCTGGGGCAAAGGCTTTGAAGAAGGCAAACGAGAAGGATTAATCGTTGCTAAGAATTACCAACGCCAGGTTGAAAATGCGCGCTGATGACATCCTTGACGAAGCAAAAGATCTCATCCAAGACCGAGGTAAAGATTACGGCTTGGCAGCTCTCAATCACCTTCGAATTGCCAAACTCTGGTCAGCCTATCTTGAACGCAACATCGAGCCTCACGAAGTCGCAATCTGTATGGCACTTGTCAAAATCTCACGCATACAAGAGACAAGCCTCCACCAAGACAGTTACAAAGACGGCGCAGCATACATTGCGCTCGCTGGACAAATTGCATCAACTGACTGGACTGACCTTGACAGTTATTAAATCAGCCCCTGGAGTTTGGTGCGATTACTGCAAAGTCCGTTTTGGCGCTAATAATCTTTTAGGTCAAAAGGCAGCTAGTTACACAGTCATAAGCAATCACCCACGCAGTCAAGGCACACGCCGACACTATTGCAATTCATGTGCCATCGATGTTCAGACATGGGCAGACGGTACTGTTTGGTCACTACCGGAACAAACCGATTACTTAATGAAACAAGAGGAGTTACCAAGTGTTTAATTTGGCAGATTA